ATCAGCGGTCGTAGCATTTCAATGAGGAAGAGCTAAATGGCAGACACTATTGCTACGGTCTTCAACCCTCTAACGGGGGTGTTCGGCTCTGGTCAGGTGAGGTTTTTTCCCGGTGACGCAACCACCCAAACCTACACATGGACAGTCCCTGCAGGCGTTGACGCGGTCAGGGTGCGTGTCTGGGGTGGAGGGGGATACAATGGTGGGTCTGGTGGTGGTTTTGCATTGAAGTCTATTTACGGCATTTCAGGAACAACCTCAATCATTATCACAGTAGCAACAGGCGGAAGTAGTGGAACCACAACGGGCGGTACGTCTTCATTTGGTTCGTTTGTGTCCGCAACAGGTGGTGCCGTAGGATCTGGAGGATTAGCCGGCGCGGGTTCTGGTGGGGATGTCAACTACACAGGAGGTGTAGGCAATTCTGGAGGTGGTGGAGTCGCAGGGTTATTTGGGAACGGTGGATCATCGGCGGGAACTAATCAGGGTGGCAATGGTAACGCTGGAGCGGGTTCTAATGGGGCAACTTCAGGAGGCGGTCATGGGATTATGGGTGCTGGTGGTATTAACGGCAGTACCACATCATTTTTTAAACTTGCACCAACAAGTGGTTTAGAGACTACTTTTTCAATTGATTTTATTGGTACAGGTGGCGGAGGATGTAGTAACGGCGCTGGAATTAACGGCGGTGGTGGTGGGGGTGATGGTACTAGCACTTTTACCAACGACGGAGGCTACCCCGGCGGAGGCATGGGGGGTTTTGCTACAGCAACTACTGGTCGCGGTGGCTCTGGTCTTGTGATTGTGGAGTGGTGATATGGCAACAATAGTTAATCAAGTCTTCAACCCCGTTTCTGGAATTTTTGGCTCTGGAAACGTAATGATTTATGCAGGCTCAACTGCGTTGACAGGGGCGCAAACAGTCACCACATTTACATGGACAGTGCCTGCGGGTGTGGACGCGGTTCGTGTTCGCCTTTGGGGCGGTGGTGGTTACAGTTCAGGGTGTGGTGGAGGGTTTGCGATTAAATCTATTTATGGTCTTTCTGGAACAACCTCTGTATTGATTTCAGTTGGTTTTGGTGGAAACGCTACAACCACAAATGGAGGCACATCTTCGTTTGGTTCGTTTGTATCTGCTACTGGTGGCACTACATCAAACACGGCGGGTGGTACTGGCGTTGGCGGTGACATAAATACCTCAGGTGGTTTAGGAGACGGGGGTTCTGGCGGTGGTGGTTGCGGTTCTATATTTGGTAGTGGGGCATCAAAAAACTCTACTGGTATTAACGCCCCTAAACAGTCGTACGGTGGTGCAGGTGCAGGACAAATTAATTCGGGAGGTAGGTTTGGCGGTCCGGGGTTCATCGGCGCAGGAGCGACGGGAAACGCAACTGCAACTGCGCCTCTTAATGTAACGCCTTTAAGCGCACCGGGTTCTGGTTTGGAAAATTTCTCTATAGATTTCATAGGCACTGGTGGTGGTGGTACAACAGTTATGAATGGTAGAAACGGTGGAGGAGGTGGTGAAGGTGGGGGTGGAGTAGTTTCTGGCGGTATTCCCGGCGGTGGCGGGGGTATTGGAAGTTTAGGTGGTTATGGTTTTGTAATTGTGGAGTGGTAAAAATGAAATACGCAAGAATTATCAACGGTCAGGTTTTGGAACTCATTACACCCCCAGAGGGTTACGACATCGCTGACTGCTATCACGCAGACATCGTGAAGACATGTCAGCAAATTCCAACAGAACAAGACGTTCAAATTGGTTGGACATTTGCTGACGGCGTGTTCACAGCACCAGTGGTGGTGGAAGAAACTCCTCCTGCTGAATAACTGAAAGAGATCAATGGCCGCAGAAGCAATGACCTATGACAGCCTTGTACAGGATGTCATTACTTACTCTGAGCGCGACGATACCTCTTTTGTTGCGCAAATTCCTCGGTTGATCATGTTGACCGAGCAGAGTATTGCCGCCCAGATCAAAACACTGATGCAGTTGAACGTGGTCAACACCACGCTAACTGTCAACGACCCGGTAATTCAAAAGCCGGCCCGTTGGCGCAAAACGACAAGCATGAAGATCAACGGACAGCCTGTGCTTAACCGGTCCATGGACTATGTGACCCAGTTTCAAACAGAGTCCAGTAACGGACAACCTCTTTACTACGGAGATTACGACTATGATCACTGGGCTCTTGCTCCAATTCCAGACGACGATTACTCGTTGCAAATTATTTATTACAGCCGCATTCAGCCGCTTGACATCACAAATCAAGAAAATCTTTTAACACGCGAGGCCCCACAGGCTTTGCTGTACGGCACCTTGCTTCAGGCACAGGGCTTTATTAAAAACGCGGACAAGCTTGCAATGTGGAAAGGGTACTACGACGAGGCTATTGGCGCGCTCAAGGGCGAAGACCAACGACGCATGCTAGACCGCAACGCAGTAAGACAGGAACCTTAAATGCCAACATACACCTCCCCGTTTACCGGGAACGTAATCCAGCCAACTGACGTAAGTTACGAGGCAATTGCACTATCAGGCACGGTACAGCTTTACTGGCCTCAGTACGTCAGCACGGCGGGTCAGCAGGTAAGCGCCCGTATCATTGACGTTGTGTCCGCCGCCGGTGGTATTCTCCGGTTGCCAAACGCACAACAAGCCTCTGTTGGCGAAGACATTCTGTTCCGCAACCAAGGCGCTAACCCGTTCACGGTGTCGCGTTCTGACGGCACTGGGTCCTTCACTGTGCCCGTGGGTCAGGCGTACTACACGTACCTGACAGACAACACCACAGCGGTGGGTGTGTGGGGCGTTGTGGCGTTTGGTGTGGGCACGTCCTTTGCTGACGCCGCCACACTGGCAGGAAACAGCACGGCGGCCATTCTAGGCAAGCTAGAGACAACGATTGTCACCAACGAGTTCTCTTCTTCACCAACAATTACAGACACATCACGCTCACAGTGTTTTGTGTGGACCGGCGGTGCAGGCACAATTACACTGCCCGCGGTAGCCTCGTTGTCCCGCGGTTGGTACATTCTTGTGCGCAACAACGGCACCGGCGCGCTCACAATCAACACCGCGGCTGTTGGTTCAACAATTGACGGTTTAGCCAGTTTGGCCTTGCCCCTTGGTGACTCTTGTTTTATTTGCGTAAACCAAGACCCTGTTAAACAAGACTTCTTTACCGTTGGTCGTTCACGCCCCAACAGCCTGACGTTCTCGTCTGCCACGTACGACGTGGACGTGATAGCCGGCGCTTCACTAAGCCTGATCACCAACACGCCAATTATTCAGCGCTACACGGCCTTGAGCGGCACGCGAACAACAAGCTTGTTGGTTGTGTTGCCTGCGGTGACTCAGGTGTACTACCTGCTCAACGACACCAACCAAAGTGGCTATAACGTGACGTTCCAAGTTTCTGGAAGCGCACAACCACCGTTCTCTTTGCCAACGTCCACACAGGTTATTGTGCTCAGTGACGGATCAAACCTGTACCCTCTGATTCAAAGTAACATCGGTCAGTTCTTGGCCAACCGGGGCACTGCCGCATCGCCAGCGTTCACGTTTACTTTGGACCCTGTTACAGGCATGTACTCACCCAGTAACAGCCAGTTGGGCTTTTCTGTTGGTGGTGCTAACATTGCTACCATGGACGCAACCGCTGGTGTGGGCAACTACGTGACCCGTTTTGTGGGGCGCGTGCAGGCTGACCTGATCTCTGGTGGGGCGTTCTAATGGCGACTGAACCGTCTAAAATCTTTACCCTGTTTGTGAAGCCCGGCATTAAGCGGGACGGTACACGCTTTGAGGCTGATGAGTATAACGACGGCAAGTGGGTAAGGTTTCAGCGCGGAAGGGCAAAGAAGATTGGTGGCTACCGCCAAATGTTTGCCTCCCCCACCGGTATCCCACGCGGGATGATCACCAACTCACTGAACGGCGTTAACTACATCTACGCGGGTAGCAACGGCGGCGTTGAGGTGTTTAACACCGGCACAGACCAAGGTGTTGGTGTGGGCCCGTTCCCTGTTGAGTTTAGTAACACGTTTGCTGTTATTCAGGTTAACGTGGCGCCAAGGACAATTCACGTTCACGGCAACTACGTTTCTACGTTCCCTAATCCCACAACGTTTTGGGCGTACAACACGTCTGGTGTTCGTACAAACTACACAACAGACACAACCCCAACATACAACGCGCCGGGAAACTACACAGAATTGCACTTGGTGTCTGTTACTGGTTTGCCCACAACGGGAACGTTTGAAATATATCGACCCAATCTTTTTGCAACAAGCAACCAACATTTGTGGCAGTTTGACATTGCCTACGACTCCACTGGCACAGGCAACTCTAAGCTGTTGGCACACCCCGGGCACAACCTAGACAACATTGACTCAGGTGTAAATAGTTCGCTTTACGCGGGTAATTTTTTGCCCGACCCAACAACAAACATTTATACACTAACTCAGGTAATTGACTCCACTGGGTCAACACCAACGTACCTGCCTATTGACGTGAGCGGTGGTGTTGTGGTGCTACACCCGTTTGTGTTTGTATACGGCAACTTTGGTTTGTTACGCAACAACAACGTAATCTTCAACTCACCCACAGCCAACGTGCAAACGTTTAGCGACTGGAACGGCACGCTTGCCAACGAGGTGAACGTGACCGCGGGCAAGATTGTGCGCGGATTCCCCATTCGCGGCGGTACCTCTTCCCCCTCTGGCCTCTTCTGGGCCACAGACTCTTTGGTGCGTGTGTCATTCACAGGCACCGCGCCCTACTACTGGCGCTACGACACGGTGTCTAACCAGACGTCTATCATGTCGTCTAGTTCGGTGGTTGAGATGGACGGCACTTTCTTTTGGATGGGTGTTGACCGGTTCTATCTGTACAACGGCGGCGTTAAGGTTTTGCCTAACGACAAGAACGTTAACTACCTGTTTGACAACATTAACTTTAGCGCGCGTCAAAAGGTGTGGGCCACCAAGGTTCCTCGCTATAACGAGGTCTGGTTTTTCTACCCACGGGGCACGGCAACAGAGTGCACGGACTGCATCATTTATAACGTTAAAGATAGCGTCTGGTACGACGCGGGCGAGGCTGACGGTGCGCGCAGGTCTTGTGGCTACGTGACCGAGGTGTTCCCAAGGCCCGTTTGGGCGGGCTGGGACTTTACTGGAGAGTTGGGTGTAACCTACACCCTAACCTACGGTCCAAACAGGGCCACAGCGCCCACCACAACGGCCTATCAGGTCATTGCCCCGGGTGACCTAACAACCAACCCCGCCGGTAGCTTCATGGTGTTTAACACGCAGATTGGCGAAACGTTTGTTTCTGCCAACCAGATCACCGCCGCGGTGTTCACAAACAACTCCTCTGGTGGCTACACCACGTTGACCTTTGCTGACATTGTGCCTGTCTCGGTGGTTGCGGGTAGCACCATGTCACAGGCCACCGGTGGCTACGTGATCTGGGAGCATGAGTTTGGAAAGAACAAGGTTACGGCCACGCAAGAGATTGCTATTGATTCTTTTGTAGAGACCTGTGACATTAGTTGGGTGGGTGGAACGCCCGCATCAGACGAGCCCATGGGCGTTAACCGACGCATGCACCTGACCCGTATTGAGCCAGACTTTAAGCAGGTTGGCGACATGGAACTTACGATTATCGGCAGGCCTTTTGCCAACGACGGCGTGGAGGAGAAGGGCCCCTTCATCTACACACCCACGTCAGGCAAAGTTGACCTGCGCGTAGAAGCGCGTCTTGTCAGTCTGCGCTGGCGCAGTAACGTTATTAACGGAGATTACGAGGCCGGTAGAACACTAATTACCGCCGAGTTCGGCGACGAGCGGCCTTAAATGATAATCGAATTCTTGCCTGAGTATAGTACTTGGGAAGACTGGAACGGGAATTTGCTTCACTACTTTGGTGAACAGCAGTTCCCGTTTTTGCCTGAAGACCAGTGGCGCGAGGTTGCGTACGCGGTCAACTTCAACCCCGTGTTTGACAGGTACGCTATTCCCGACCCTGAATCGCTTGAAACGTGGCAGGAATGGGCCAATTTGCTGATCACCGCAGTCAACGGCAACGGGGCATAAAC